AGCTGCAGGTTTTGCTGCACCAGGTAGTGGAGTCGGCTTCAGTCATTTTGCTGGTGAAACACCTGCGAGTAATTTAACGTATGTTGCATTGATCGCAACTAACAACTTCTTCTTTGCTTTGGCTGGTTCTTCTAATACTGGTGCCAAGGGAGCATCAGGTCGCCTTTGGGGTTATCGAGCAAAAGCAGACGCTTCAACATACGCGGCTTTAGTTCAGTCTGAAGTATTATCAGCATGAGGACGGATCCTCATGGTATCTCAACAGGTTCTGGTAAAGAATTTCTATCGGGCTTTATTGTCTGCATCCTACATTGCTGGTGCTACGGCTGTGGGTGGCCCTCCTGCTGGTGCGGTGGCCGCTAGATCAATCGCAACACCTTTAGGGGTGGCTTCGATTGAATTAGCAGCACAACAAGCTACAGATTTCACCATTGGATCCAAGGCAATGGCCGATGGTGGATTAATTACAGAACCAACTTTTGCATTGCTTGGGGAATTTGGACCAGAGTTAGTGATTCCTCTGCAGAAGAAACCGCGCTCCAGGAAACAACGTACATATGATAAGAAGAGATCGAAGGCGTGGAAAGAAGCTAATTCAAAACTACGCAATATTAATGGTCAATTGAAGAAGGGTCGTACGATGAAAGATGTGGCTGTACGCGCAAACAAGATTCTAAAGAAACTCTGAAGGGGTTTGTCGGGATAATCTTTAACAGATGTAACGCGATAGGGTCACTCATGGATTATCGAACTAAACAATCCTTGGCATTCAAGCAGGCTCATGAAATTCTTAAGCTTCAGAAGGAGAAATATTCTCTTCAAGAGGTTGCTTCTTTATCCCATTCCTTGATTCTGGAGGGAGCATCTTTTGTTCTGGATACATCCGCAGATAAACCTCGTCCAAAAGAAACTGCTCGCGGTCGGTGTTAGCAGTTCGGTGAACTAACTGCAGCATAATTTTGAACATACTCTGGTCGTTTAGAGCTTGAGGAGCTTTGAATCTATTTTCAATTGCTATCTTGATCCATTCACTCCTGGTAATTGGGGTTCTTTCAATTAGTTCTTCAACGTCTTCAATAAGTCTCTGTGGTAAAGAGATCGATATGTTACGTGCAGGATTAATATTGCGCTTAGCCTTGACCATTAATCCTCACTCTCCGATAGCAATTGATGATACTTAGGCATTAAACATTCATCGTTAGGGGGACAAAGGTCAATTGGACACACTTTTTGAGTCATAGACTCAACGCGAACTTCGTTATTAATATAATATTCGTCAAAAATGTTGGTTTCCTGCCGATTTACTAAAGAAACTACTTGGACGGGGGGTATTTTGGATGGTATTAGCTGTTCTTTAGATCGCCAGAGACATCGAGGACATACTGAAACGATGGCATTTGGGGGATATTCTGTGTGGCAGGTGACATTAATGCAGTGAAAACACTTCATAACCCGACCTCGTACTCTAGATGTTTATTAAACATTCTATTTATTTGGTTATCAAGAGCCAATAGGGGTACTGCTCTGCATTACCGCTACTGTACCGACATAGGGTGAATCCTGTTAGTCATAGTGTATTTAATAAGCCTAGTAGTGTTAGAAGTAAAGTAGGTATCTAATCCTACACTAAGGAGAAATGAAAAAATGGGCTTCAAGAAAACATCTGATCTAATCGCCATCTCGTTCGGTTTAACCGAATCTGGTGCAAACACATACACTCAAGAAGAGATTGCTTTACAACTCGATGTTCTGAACAACGAAATCTTTGTAGTTCAAGCAGTCGATCTTAATTGCGCCCCTCCAGACGCTGTACTTGGAACCGACACTGCAACAACTTGTCAAATTTCTTCAACGTCTCAAGCTTCAATTGGTTCATTGAGTACAACCAACATCATCGCAATTAGTGAGCGAGCAATTAGAGCTGCAGGTTTTGCTGCACCAGGTAGTGGAGTCGGCTTCAGTCATTTTGCTGGTGAAACACCTGCGAGTAATTTAACGTATGTTGCATTGATCGCAACTAACAACTTCTTCTTTGC